CTTATTGTTTTATCTGGATTCTGTTTGTATTCAAGTGCCATCGAACGAACAGTCTTTCTATACCACTGCCAAGACTGTTCTTCTCCATCAGTTTTTTCTTTTACTCTTTCAAATAATGTTTGATATCCTTTTGATTTTCCTTTTGATTCTTTTTTGAATCCTTTTGCCATGCGCTATACCCCCAAGTGATCTTCTGTGAGAATAAGGAACTGCATCTGTCTATCCTCACACCAGTCACTTGCGGCTTCCCATTTCGCTTGGTTCTTTAGAAACGTCAGGACTTTATTTTTGTATAATTTAGTTTGTTTCTTTGCTGGGGGTGGAGGAGATGTTTGATTCTTTGGTTTGATTTCAACAAGATACTTTTTAATTTCATTTGTTTTGGTACGAACTTTAATATAGAAGTCCACATAGTATCTGTGTACTCTACCATCTACTGGGGAACGATAGGGTATCACAACTTCCTCACTGCCCCATTCAATCACACTATTATTTCTATCACAGAAAATCATAAATTTCCTTTCCCATAACGAGCGATAGATTATATTCATAGGGTTGCCCCTATATTTCGTGGGATTTATTGGGCGATAAAATCCCGAGTACGCCATAAATATAAATATAAAACTACTCAAAGGTATTTATAGATGGGAGTCAAAAGTTACCTCGCTGCCATTACTAATGGAAGAGGTATGGCTAGGAGCAACACCTATGCTGTATACTTTGTTTTGCCTCCAACTTTACAAACATATATGGATGACAGGGGGCGTGGGGGAAAGATTAATGCTCCACATAAAGGCAACAACGAGGCATACGAAGTTGGTCAAAGAATTTTATTGATGTGTGACGAAGTTTCTTTGCCAGGCGTTCAATCAAACACTGGTTCGATCACTGGTAGATATCAAGGACAAGGACCAATTTATTATCCTACTTCTCCAATTTATACCGATTTACAGTTATCATTTATGTGTGATGCCGAAATGCAGGCATTTAAATTTTTGTTAGATTGGCATGAGTTTATTTACAATACTACAAATAGTTCAGAAGCAGATAAAACAACTGCGGGTGGTATAAGAAAAGGAGAAAAGGTAAGAAAATTAAAATACCCAGAAAATTACCAATGTGAATTACATATACAAAAACGTGAAAGAAATGATGTAAGTGAAATTGGCGTAACCACGATGGAATATATTTTAAATAATGCTTGGCCTTACTCTGTTGACGCTATTCCTTTATCATATGGATCATCACAATTAGTGAAATGTACTGCTAATTTTTATTACACTTCTTGGGATAGAAAACGTATTCAAGAAAAAGGATTACCTTGGCCTAATCGCGCTGCTCTTGCTAGACGCTAAATAAAATGTAATAATATTATTTCTTTTGGAGTAATCATGGCTTTACCAAAACCACCAGTCCCAACGTATGAATTGGAACTACCATCAACAGAAAAACCAGTTAAGTTCAGACCATTTTTAGTCAGTGAAGAAAAAGTTTTGCTGATGGCAATGGAATCAGAAGACGAAAAGCAAATACAAGATGCTGTAGTTAACATCGTGAAGTCTTGTGTACTTACTAGAGGCATTAAAGTATCAGATTTGGCATCGTTTGATATTGAATATTTGTTTCTTAACATCCGCGCTAAGTCTGTTGGTGAAGAAGTTCAGATGAAGATTACTTGTAGTGATGATAATGAGACTCAAGTAAATTATACTTTAGATTTAAACGAAGTTAAGGTACAGAAAACACCAGAACATACAAACACAATTTTGCTTGATGATACTACTGGATTAATCATGAAATATCCTGGAATGGATCAGTTCATCAAGACACAAATCATGATGAAGAGTTTGAATGCGGAAGAAGTTTTTGATATCATTGTTGACTCTGTAGATCAAATTTTTGTTGGCGAAGATGTATATGAAGCAAAGAATACTTCCAAGAAAGAAATAGAAGAATGGATTGGTGGTCTTACATCAAAGCAGTTTGAAAAAGTCAAAGACTTCTTTGCTACGATGCCAAAGTTATCTCATACATTCACTGTTAAAAATCCAAAGACTGAAGTTGAATCTGAGTACACCATTGAGGGTCTTGTAAATTTTTTCGGGTGAGCATGTTCCATGATAATTTGGCTAATCATTATCAGTCAAATTTTAATCTAATGTACATTCATAAATTTTCTTTGAGTGAACTGGATAACATGCTACCTTGGGAAAGAATTGTTTATGTTACTATGTTAAATCAGTACATAGAAGAACAGAATCGTAAGAACAAACAATGAATCCCGAAGATTTAGATTTACCACAACCACCCGAGGGGATACTTGATCCTCAAATACCTTGGTCTTATGTTAGATCACAATCTCCTTTGTGGAATACTCTAAAGGCTCGCCTTACTGGAAGACCCACAAATGGCGAGCACTATTCTTCGTATGTAAATTTAACAGAAGCAGATGCTGATAGACTGATTGAAAATCTAAAGAAGGATCCTCGTGGTTATCCTTCTTTAGATCAAGAGAGTGGCACTCCTGTTCAGTGGATGGAGAGGCAGCAGAAATATCAAGAGTGGTTGGTAGAAGAATATCTTGAGAAACCATTTCGCAAGAAAATAGATGCGAAGATAGAAGAAGCAGAGATTAATCGTGTAGTTAATCAAAGAAGAGAATCAAAAGTAAAACCAACTACTCCTTTAATACCTACACCAACTACTCCTCCACCACCAGAACCAGAACCTGCGCCAGATCTTATACCAGATATTCCTGAAGAAACTACGGCAGAATTAATTCCTATAATACCCGAACCTGTTGCCGAACCAGAACCAGAGAAACCTAAACCAACTTCACTGAGAGATGAGGATTTAATTTCTCCATACAGAATGCCATCAAATGTCATGAGATCCATGACAAAATATGGAATGGTATTGGATAAAATAGGTAATGAATTATCAAGACAAAACTTTAGATTAGAAAGAAGTTTAGGTTATCTAAGAAGAATAGATGAAGACCTAGATGATGCTAAGTTCTTACTTGAGCAGATGAGTGAGAACTATCAAGAAGCACTTGATGATATTGAAACGGAAGAAAGAAAAAGAGAAGCAAGAAAACAATTCTTCCAGAAATTAACATCTCCATTTACTAGTAAGAAACAATCCACCCAACCAACTACAAAACTAGCAGAGGGTGGAGTATCAACGCTTCCATCTCAAGGAAAAGTTATACCACCAGGAATATATGATAATCCAACGGTCGGTAAGTTAGCACCAGGAACCGCTGTAATTCCATTGAATAGAAATTACGGCAAGGAAATACTCAATCAATATGACAATCAACAATACAATCAAGCACTCGCTGACGTATTAACTAAACCAATTAATGCTTTACTTGGTGCTGCGGTATCAGTATTTGGTTCAGTTCTTCGTGCGTTAGGACCATTTGCTGGTTACTTTAACGTAAACATTCCAAAGAATATAGAATTAATTTCTTCTATTCTTGGATTGTCGCGCAGCGAAGTTATTGAAATGCTGGGCGGTCCTGGCGCTGCTGGCACAGAAGAAAATGTATTTGATTTAAATCGTTTCTATAAATCCTGGCGGATTTATATGAATAACAATCGTCTATTTTTTCCTGGGGCAAGTGGAGTATTTGGTGGACCGCCAGGATTACCATCGGGAGAAATAGCAAAGGACATTGGAACAATTTCTTCGGAGAAAGATTTAAGATTTGTTGGTGGAACTAACGTAGGAAAACTTCCTGCCTGGATACCATTCTCTAAAGCAGATACAAAAAAGATTGGATATGTATCTGGATTTGGTCTTCGTGATGGAAGACCGCATAGTGGTATTGATTTAGATGGCGATCCAGGTATAAAAATCATCACTCCATTCGCTGGTATTGTATTTGATTTAAATCGAAACTGGCCTATTGATGGTGGTGGTGGATATGGAAATTTAATTGGAATTGAACATGATCAACCAAAAATATTTACTTACTATGGACACTTACAAGACGTAGCTGCTAGTCTTCAAATAGGTTCCAAAGTTAAGGCAGGTGAAGTTATTGG